AAAACCAGGTGGATTTAACATAAAAAGCACTGGATTTAAGGTTTTGGGTTTAACTGACACAGTTTATCTTACAGATGTTCCAGATTCAGACAAAAAAACAGGAACAATTGAAATTGTAAGGGAAGATATAACAGATCAATCAAAAGTAGTGATTGTAGCGAATGCAGGTACAGTAGATTATGTAAAAGGTGAAATAAATCTTACTACTATTAATATAATATCCACTGAAAAAGAAAATAATATTATTGAAGTTCAGGCATTTCCCGAATCTAACGATGTTATAGGTCTTCAGGATTTATATCTGAAATTTGGCATTGCAACTAGTTCGATAAATATGGTTAAGGATACAATTACATCTGGAGAACAAATATCTGGTCTTGGATATAATGTTACATCAAGTTATAACAATGGGGAATTAACAAGAGAATAATATGATCACAACAGGTATTGATAAGAGAGTACAAGTTCAGCAATTAATTGATAATCAACTTCCAGAGTTTATATTATCTGAAAGTCCTAAGACTGCTGATTTTTTAAAGCAATATTATATTGGACAAGAGTATCGTGGTGGTCCAGTCGATATTAGTGATAATTTAGATCAATATTTAAAGTTAGATAACCTAACTCCAGAGGTAATAACAGGAAGAACTGCTCTTTCTGCAGGTATTACTACAGATGCTACTACTATTAACGTTGATAGTACTAAAGGATTTCCTGATCAATATGGTCTTTTTAAGATTGATGATGAAATTGTTACATATACTGGATTAACAACCAATAGTTTTACTGGATGTGTTCGTGGATTTAGTGGAATAACTACATATCATGCTGAAAATGCTCCAGGTGAGTTAGTTTTCTCTACATCTAGTACTGCGACACATGAGAATGATGCTGTTGTTGTTAATTTAAGTTCTCTATTTTTACAAGAATTTTATAAAAAACTTAAAGTTACTTTAACTCCTGGATTAGAAAGTGTAGATTTTGTTTCTAATTTAGATGTTAGTAACTTTATTAAGGAAGCGAGAACATTTTATGAAGCAAAAGGAACTGAAGAATCCTTTAGAATACTCTTTCAAGTATTATATGGTGCTGATCCAAAAATTATTGACCTAGAAGAATTTCTAATAAAACCCTCTTCAGCAAAATATATTAGACGTGAAAGAATAGTTGCTGAAAAAATATCGGGAGATCCTGTAAAATTAACAGGTCAAACTATATTTAAATCTACTGATACTCAAACCAGTGCTTCAATCTCTGAGGTTGAGATTGTAACGGGTATATCTGGAGCTGGTGATGCTGAATATTATGCTTTAGATATTTTTGTTGGATATGATGATGAAGAATTTGTTACTGGAACTTTTGGTGTTCCAGGAAAAACAAAAGTCATAGGTGATGTTGGTGTAGGAGCATCTGTCATAACAGTAGATTCTACAATAGGTTTTGGTGCTACTGGAGTTGTTGTATCTGGTATTAATACTAATATTGTTTACTCTGATAAAACAATTAACCAATTTATAGGAATTTCTACCACAGGCACACAATCTATTCAAACTGCAATTGCATATGGTGATAATTTAAGATCAGAAGAGACTATCTATGGATATGAGGGTGGTGATACTGCAAATGAAAAAATTGAATTAAGAATTACTGGAGTTTTATCTGATTTTATTTCAAATTCTCAAAATAGATTATCTTTAGAAGGTGAAACAATACTGGTTAAGAGTATTGGTGAAAGAATAGAAAATAATGATTTATCCAATAAAGAAATTCAAGCAAATTCTTGGATTTATAATACATCTACTATATCTGAAATAGTGGATACTATTGTAGGTAATGTTGGTGAATTTAAATTAAAATCAAGATCTTATACTTCAAGTCTAAAAGTTGGTGATACTGTTGAGATTGTAGAGAGAAATAGTAATCCATTAATTCAACAAAAGGCTATTGAATTTATTGGTGGAGATGTGACCGCTACGGTCAATACTATATCTGCTGATGGTTATGATATTTCTTTGTCTGATTCATTCGTTGCAGAAAATGGTAAAGATTATAATGTAAGAAGAGTATTGAATAAAGCATATTCTACGTCCGATGTTAGTTTTAAATATGGAAATAATTCATTAACTGCAGATATTCAAAATGTATATGATGAAAACGAAGAATTTTTATACGTTGCCACTAATGGATTACCTTCTTATGCTATTACAAAGAGTCTTGCTAAAGTTGGAATTTCTAGTGCGATTGTAGGAGATACAATTCAGGGATATAATTCAACTACAAGAAAGTATTCAATAATATCTTTTAGCGAATCTAATATTCCTTTCATAACTGGTGATGAAGTATATTATACTCCAGGAACCATTGATGGTACAAATGCTCTTGAAGGACTTTCTGAAGGAGTATACTTTATACAAAATGTAGATTTTAATAAAATTAAATTATATTCATCAGCAGCTTTCTTAGCAAATCCTTCTAGCACTAGTGTTGAATTTACTGTTAAGGATATTACAGGTTCAGTATTTGTAGATCATACATTTACTCTATTAAGACATTATAACCAACAACTTCAATCTCAAGAATTACTTAAAAAATTCCCAGTATCATATAATTTAAAAACGGGAGAAGATACAAAGACTCTTCCTGGTCCTGTGGGAATGATGATTAATGGTGTAGAAATTGAAAATTATAAATCATCTGATAGTGTTTTCTATGGTCCATTAGAGAAGTTTTCTGTTGTTACTGGTGGTGAAGGATATGATATACTTAATCCACCTTCATTAGAAATTAAAGCAGGATCTGGAACAACTGCTTTGGTTCGTCCAGTTATATCTGGACATCTTAGAGAAATTTTAGTCGATCCACAAAATTTTGATATTGAAGATGTTCTTTCAGTAAAAATTACTGGTGGTAATAGTGGTAATAGTGTTTTAAGACCAATACTTAAAAAAAGGAACAGAACATTAGAATTTGATGGTAGACTTATAGGGAATGGTGGTGATGTTGATACTGTTAACGAAACTCTTAGATTTTCAAATGATCATAATTTAGAAAGTGGTCAACCATTAGTTTACAATAGAAATGGTTTTCCTGCGTTGGGTATTGGTACCTTTAAAGGAAGTGATGCTGCTGATTATGAAACATTAGAAGATGGTGCTGTATACTATCCTCAAGTTCTTGGTATAAGTAGCGTTTATCTTTTTAAAGATGAATCTGATTATAATGCTGGAATTAATACAATAGGATTTACTAATGTAGCAAAAACAGGAACTCATAAGTTTACACTTAAAAATGCTAAAAATACTTTAAATTCTATTGCTGTAGTAGATCCAGGTGATGAATATGTAAACAGAAAAATTTATGTTAAGTCTACTGGTATTTCCACTTATACTGATACAATTACTTTTGAAAATCATGGATTTAAGAATGGAGAATCTATAGTTTACTCTGGTGGAACAACTACTGATATTACAGGACTATCTACTTCAATTGAATATAAGGTAATTAAGTTAAATGATAATTCATTTAGGATTGCAAATGCTGGAGTAGGTGGAACTGCAACAACTAACTTTGATCAAAATAATTATACGAAATTTACGACTAAGGGATCTGGATATCAGACATTTAACTATCCAGATATTACAATTACTGCAGAAGTTATATATTCTACTGGCATAACAACTGAGACTGTTAAATTAACTCCTGTTATTGATGGAAAAATAATAGATGCTTTCCTTTATGAAAAGGGAACATCATACGGTTCTTCTACTCTCATAAACTATCACAATAGACCAGAAATACTATTAAAGAATGGTCTTGGTAGAAGTGATAAGGATATCACTCCAGCTTTAGTTCCTATTATTGAAAATGGAAAAGTTGTAAAAGTTAGAATTGATTCTGGTGGAAATGAATATTATTCTACTCCAGTTTTATCTGTAGAGGGTGATGGATTTAGTGCTAAGATAAGACCTATTATTGATAGAAATGTAGGATCGGATACTTACTTAAGAATAGTTGATACTGTAATACTTAATGGGGGAGCAGGATTTAGTACCGATAAAACTTCTATAAAAGTTATTCCTGCAGGAAAGAATGCTATATTTGACACAGATATTAGAAAATTATCATTATGTGGTATACAATCAACAAGACCATATAACGCAAGATATACTGATGAGGTTATAACACAGTCTGTACATGGTCTTAGATACTCTGTAGTAGGTTATTCTACTGATGTAGGTAAAGAATACTTTGGAGATCTTACAGGCAGTCACTCGCCTATTATAGGGTGGGCATATGATGGCAATCCAATATATGGTCCTTATGGATATACTGATGCTTTTGATAATTCTGATGTTAGTCTTTTAAGACCAAGTTATAGTTTAGATTCTTCTAAAGTTGAAAATAGACCAGCAGTATTAACTTTTGCTGAAGGAACTTTTGCAGAGGATTATTCTTATGATGCTTCTGGTGATTTAGATGAGCACAATGGTAGATATTGTATAACACCACAATACCCTGATGGTGTATATGCTTATTTTGTGGGTGTCAATACTGCTTCTAATGGAAAGTTAGAACCAGTTTTCCCGTATTTTATTGGACATACTTATAGGTCACTTCCTGTAGTTTTAGATGCAGAAGATAAAATTACACAATCATTTGATTTTAATTCTTCAGATTTAGTTAGAAATACTTTCCCATATAAATCATCTGATAAATTCTCATCCACATATTTTGTACAATCGGACGATATTGTTACACAATCTTCAGTTGTAGAAGCAGTTTCTCAGGGAGATGTAGAATCTCTTGATATTATAAAAGTTGGAGATAATTACAAAGCTGGTGATAGTTTAGTTTTTGATGATACAGGAACTAATGGAAATGGTTTAACTGCTGTTGTTAAATCTGTAGATAGTCCAGAGTTATCTGTTATTGAAACTACATACACTTCATTTACTGGTGTTCAATTTACATGGAAAGATTCTAATACAATATCTGCATACTTTACAGAACCTCATGAATTAGCACTTAATACTCCTATTATAGTTTCTGGATTATCAACCGCTATTCAAAATCTTGCAGGAAATCATGTATTAGGTATTACTACAGAAAATACAATTCTTTATAAAGAAGTTGCTTTAAATGGAACAGCAGGAATTATAACTGATATTTACGTTGGTAGAACTTCAGATTTAATTTCTGTTGGTAGTACTATTGGTATAGGTACAGAAACATTATCTGTTCTTAATAAGTTTGAAGATAGAAATATTTTAAGAGTTAAGAGAGGTATTACTGGAACTGCTCATACACTTTCTACTGAAGTTACCACAATACCAAGATCAATTACATTACCAGTAAAAACTACTTACTTCGATTCTAAGTTAGATGATATTGTTTACTTCAATCCCAAGCAGTCTTTTGGTTTAGGAGGAGTTGCTGGAGTATCCACGTCAGTATATGTTTCTGTAGGAGAAACTGCTAGTCAAGTCTCTGTTCCTACTCAAAGTATTTACTTACCAAAGCATCCATTTAAGACTGGTCAATTAATAACTCTTACAAAAGCAGCTAGTGGTGGTAATATTGGAGTTTCAACAAATGGAACTGTTGTTTCTGGATATAGTATACCAATTTCTGGAACTAGTCAAAATCTTTATGCTATTAATAAATCCGAAGATTATATTGGAATAACAACTCAACTTTCAGATTTAAGATCTACAACTGGAACACTCGCAGGTGGACTATTCTTCTTAAGTGCTACTACTGATAGTTTTGAATATATTTTCAAATCTAATTTTACTCAAGTAACTGGAACCGTTGAAAAAATAGATACAACAGTTTCAGTTTCAACAAATCATAATCTTTTAGGTAATGATGTTATTGAATTATCATTAAAACCTGATCAATCAGTTGGTATTGGTACTTCAGCAGGAATTACATTAAAATATAATGCATTAACTGAAAAGTTATTAGTTAATCCTGTATTGTTTACATCTTCTGGTGTTAATACATCTACAGATATTTTAACTATAAATTCTCATCATTTTGAAACTGGTAGTAAGGTATTTTATGATACTGGTATTGGTGTTACTGATTTTTCAGCAATTGAGGGACTAACTGTTTCTTCATCATATTTTGTTTATAGAATTGATGATAATAAGATTCAATTAACAGACACCTATTATGATGCTATAAATTATCCACCACAAGTTAAGTCTTTAGTATCTGTTGGTGGCACTGCACAGGAATTATCTTTAATAAATCCACCAATTCCTGTCGTAAGAGATAATGATCTAGTATTTGATGTTTCAGACACATCTTTATCTGGATATGACTTTAATTTATATCATGATCATGATTTTGTTAATAAATTTGTATCTATAGGAAGTTCAAATGTAATTAGTATTGCTAGGGATGGTACTGTAGGTAGTGGAGTAACAGCGACTGTTACATTGAAATATAATAAAGACAATCCATTTAACTTATTCTACAATCTAGAAAAATCTGGATTTATTAGTACATCTGATATTGATGTTAAAAATGGATCTAGGGTTACTTATGTTAATAGTGATTATGAAGGTTCATATGCAGTTGCTGGTATTGGAACCACTACCTTTACTATTCAATTAGATAAAAAACCAGAATCTCTTCGCTATGATTCTTCAACTACAGATACTTTTAAATATTCTACAAATTCACCAACAGCAAGGGGACCTTTAAGTGAAATCAAGATAGATTTTGCTGGAGTAGGATACAAACAAATGCCAAAATTTGTAAGTATTGCTTCTACTCAAGGAGCAAATGGTGAGGTATTACCTAGATCATCTACTTCTAATCAAATAAAAGATGTTAAGATTAATAACATTGGTTTTGAGTATGCTTCAGATAAAACTTTATTGCCCATAGCAAGATTATCTCCAGTAATTTCTTTAAGAGATTATGGTGTACTTAAGACTTTAGATGTTGTTAGTGGTGGCCAAGGATTTGTTGCTAATCCTACATTAGTCATAATTGATAAACTTACTAGAGAAGTTAATACTACAGGATACTTACAACCAAATGTAAGTCCATCAACACAAGCAATTGAAAGTGTTGATATTATATCTGCACCAAAAGGATTAAATGTTCCTGAAATATTAACTGTTGATAATACCAATGGTGTTTCTGTTACTTCTGTAGCAATTGGTGATACTATAGTTACAAATACTCAAAGTGGAATTGTAACAGTTACTTTAGGAACTCCAATCGTTGGATTTACAACAGATCCATTTAAAATAGGTGATGAAATTTTTGTAGAAGGATTTGAAAATGAATATGGAACTACTTTTAACTCTGCAAATAATGGATATAGATTCTTTACTGTAACTAACACTTATATAAGCAGACCATCAGCATTGGGTCTTAATCCTTATCAATTTGAATTTAATATAAAAGATATTGCAAATAATCCAGGTCTTGCTAAAACAAATCAAACTTTTGCTTCTATTGTTAATAAGAAGAAATTTCCTACATTCACACTCACTCAAGAGGCAGCACCATTTATTGAAGGTGAAACTATTTTAGTATTAGATGCTAATAATGAATATCAAGATGTTGGTCTTACATTAGATAAAATTTCTAATGATTATATTAAGGTGATTGGTCAATATGATCTTAAGGTGAATGAAAAAATTAAAGGAACTTATACTGGATCTATAGCTACTATTAATACATTATACCCAAACAAAGGGGAATTTAAAGTTGACTATTCATCTAAAAAGACTAAAGGTTGGTTTACAAATACTGGAAAATTGGATGATGACTTCCAAGTTATTCCAGATAATGATTATTATCAAAATTTATCATACACTATTCAAAGTCCAATTGAATATCAAGCATTAGTAAGTCCAGTTAACAGATTACTTCATACTTCAGGACTTAAGAATTTTGCTGATACTGGTATTACTTCTACTACATCTTCTGGATTATCAACTTCAGCTGATTCAACATCAATAATACGTGATCTAACATCAGATAAAAGAGTTGATGCTATTAAAGATTTTGATCTTGTTTCTGATATCGATACTCTTACAAATCCTGAAAGATCAAAATATATTAGATTCAGCACTAGAGAACTTGTAAATTACTTTAAATGTGAGACTAATAATGCTCTAACAATTGACAATATTAATACACAGTTTTCTAATGCAAGTAATAATATTAAAACTGATGGTAAATTAGAACTTACAAATACTTATGGTAGATTTTTAGTACAAGCAACAGTGCCTACATCTATTACAGGAGGTCGCACAAAGGATAGTATTCAACTTACAGAAGTACTTACCACTGTAGACTTTACAAATAAGAATGTTTACACAATTCAAAAAGGATCTTTATTTGGAAATCAAGTTGTTGATAATAAAACGGGTCTTGTAAATATTATTGGAGACAGAGATTATAACGATCTTTATTCTTTAAAATTTGAACCAACAGATATTTACTCTACTGATCTTAATATAAAGGTATATGAAACTTCTATTGTTGGAACTGGAATAGGAACAACTAGTTTTGGTTTTATTAGTTTAGAAGGATTTAGTGAAGAAGTCAATGCAGGTACTGTATCTGGTCCAACTACTGCTGTTATGGCATCTGCTAATATTGGTGAACTAGATGCATATTTTGCATCGATAGAAGTAAATGATACTTACGCTAATACAAATAAGATTACTGAACTTTATGTAACTCACGATGGAACTAATTCATATATTTCAAGTTATGATTTTGAAACTAATACCACTGATGCTATAGGTACATTCACTTCAAGTATTGATTCTGGTGTTTTATCATTAAAATTTGAAAATGATATTACTACTAATCCAGTTTCAGTTAAATCTAAGATTGTAGGAATTGGAACAACTACAGCAGGTATAGGAACATATAGATTTAATACATCTGCTCAACCAGCAGGATCTGAAAGATCATTAAGGGTACAATCTTCATATAATAGAGTTTCTGCTGCTGCAACAATTCTCGAATTTGATAAAAATACAGTTTCTAGTGCAAGTAATATAATAAGAGTTTCTATAGGAAATACAAGTGCTATTCATCAAGTGATAATGGCACACGATACTACTGATGCACTCTATATGCAGTATCCATTTATATCCATTGGTAGCACTTCTGGAAATATTGGTCTTGGAACATTTACTGCCCAATTAAATGGTAATGATTTTGAATTAGTATTCCATCCAGATGCATCTGGCGAAATACAAGTACAAACTTATAGTGAAGTTATTAATTCTGGATTTGATTTAATTAATATTCCTCCTGACCACATATATGGTCCTGCAATAGATGAATTATCACTTTTACAGTATGATGGATTAAATGGTAGTAGATCTGATAATAGAAATTTTGTATTAAAGCATGATGGGTTGCCAATTTTCGCAAGATATTTTGATCCTTCTGATACTGATTTCTTCATTCCTGGTACAGGAACATTTAATTTCCCTAACAACTTCTTTAATGCTAATGAGAGACTAGTTTATACTCCAGGATCTTCTGTAGAAGGTATTGGTACTGGACGTTTATTGATGTCTAATGGAAATCCATTACCAGAGGAAGTTTACATTAAATCTAGTTTAACAACTTCAGATAATTTCCAACTATCCCTTACTAGAGATTCAAATGGTGTAGCAGGGGCAGCAGTAACATTTATTGATTATCCATATAATTCTCCAATGGGAATTGGTACTGGTAACTATCATAGATTTGAGATGTTCAAGAAGAACTCAAAGACTTTGATTACTTTAGATAATGTAATTCAATCACCTGTAGCATATTCTCCAATTACGACCAAACTTTCAGGTAATGTAAATGGTCAAGTAGGTGTTTCTACAGACATAATCACTCTTGTTGGTATTTCTTCTATACTTCTTAATGATATCTTAGAAATAGACAATGGATCAGGTGGTAAAGAATTTGTTAAAGTAAAAAATGTTGGATTAGGAATAACAAACAAAGGTCCTATAACAGAAACAGGATCTTTGAAGATGATTGAAGTTGAAAGAGGTTTTGTTGGAACTGCGGCAACAATTCATGATGATGGTGATACTGTTAGATTGTATAAGGGTGGATATAATATTGTTGGTGAAAGAATTTACTTTAGTGAGGCACCAAGAGGTTCAAACGATACAGCAAAAGATAGATCTAATCGTGATACAGGTAGATCATCCTTTAGTGGTAGAGTTTATTTAAGACAAGATTATCGTCTTAATAAGATATATGATGATATATCAAATGAATTTACTGGAATTGCTCAAACCTTTACAACTCTGGTTAGTGGAGTTAATACTACAGGCATTACTACAGGAAGTACTTTCCTCACACTGAATGGAATGTTCCAGAGACCAACTACTGAACAAAATCCACTTAATAATTATGATTTTATAGAAAATAGCACAGTAGGAGTTACTAGTTTTGTCTTTAGTGGAATTACCTCCACAAATGGTGCACTTGTTGTTCGTGATGATATGATAAATCAAAACCAACTACCAAGATCTGGGCAAATTGTATCAATTGGTTCTAGTGGTGGTCTTGGTATTGCTCCTTTAGTTGGTGCTTCTTCAACTGCTGTTACTAACACTGTAGGAACTATTACTGGTGTTGGAATTGGTTCTACTGATTTCCAAGGATCTGGATATAGTTTTGAAGGCAGTGTTTCTATTGGTGTAACAGACGTAGCTTATGAACATAGATTTATAAGTGCTGGTGTTAATTCAATTACAGTTAATCCTAATGGTATTGGTGCGTATGCAACATTTACACCTACGGATGCAACCTTTAAGTCTGACAGTGGACAATTAACATTAATTAAAGATAGTCATGGACTTATAACATCGGATTCATATACAGCAACTACTGGAACTTTCTATGATGGAACTGTAGGTATATTAACTGTTAAATTGACTGCATCACCAAGTCCAGCACTTGCAGTGGGTCAAATAGTCAATATCACTGATGGTGGATTGACATTTACATGTGCTGAAGATAGTGGTGCATCAAATCATCCTTATCCAAGATCTACAGATTATATGTCTGATAGATGGGTTCCTATCACAGCAGTAAGTGGTGGTGATACCTTTGAAATAAATGTTCTTGAATATACTCCTTCTTCAAATACTACTACACATACTTGGGTAAGTGCAGTTACAAATTCTATTAAGAGATCTGCAAATACTGTTGGTATTGCAACTACTTCTATGGCATTTAAGTGCTCTAGTGATTATTTCCAAAGCACACAATATTATCCACGTTTAACTGATGAAGCTAATGGTGAATGGTTGAATATTAAGACTGCAACTTCAGATTCTATTACAGTTGGTGTTGGATCTGCTGGTGGTGGAGGTACTGGTGCTGTTATAACTGCTACTGTTATACAGGGGAATGCCCATACTTATGTAAGTGGTCTATCAAGTTCTATATTAGTTGATGATACAACTTATTATAGTCCATATTCAATAGGTGGATTGGGTAATGCATATGATCCAGTAAGTGGTATTCTAACAGTTACTGTAGATAATGCTCATGGTATGAGTGCTGCTGGTTTCCAAACAGCAACAGCTGCTGTATATAATCCAACAGTTGGTATTATAACAATTACAACTGCTAGTAATCATGGGTACTTTGTTGGAAACTATGTTAAGATTGAGGAAAATTCTTTAATATTCACATGCGAACTTGATGGCAATCAAACTCAACATCCATACCCAAGATCAACTGATCCAATTTTTAATAAGTGGGTATCAATTGCAAGCACAACTGTTAATACGTTCGCAATTCAAGTTTTAGATTCAGTACCTTCAACTAATACAACAGACCATACATTTGTATCAGCAGCTTCTTCAGGTATACTAAAAGCGAATAATGTTGTAGCAATTTCTACAAATGCATTTACATTTACATGTGATCAGGATAATAATACTAGTAACCATTCATATCCTAGACAGAATAAAGAAAATCCAGGATCTGATCCTGCATATAAGGCAACAATAGGTGTTGAGTCTGTAGGTACTACAACTTCATTTACTCTAAATGTTGGTAAATCACCTGCTCATAGTGGTGGTGGAATAAAGATGACTATTAGTGATGGTGGTGCTGGATATGTTAATCCAAGAATTTTAACACCATCTCCTGCGTATGAAAATCTTGATATTCAAGGATTGACAAGATTAGGTTTAGGATCAACCACAGAAACAGGAACTGCACTTAGATTAGATCTTAAAGTTGGTGCTAGTTCTACAACTGGAATAGGTTCTATTTCTTATGAAGTTAAAGATTTTGGTATATCTAGATCTGGATTTGGATTTAGAAAGGGAGATACTTTCGTACCTCTTGGAATAGTAACTGATAGATATTTCTCTTCTCTTTTAACACCTTTAGAATTTAGTGTTAATCAAGTCTTTACAGACACATTCTCTTCTTGGAATGTTGGAGAATTTGATTATATTGATGATATTGCTAAACTTCAAGATGGAGTTAGAAAAAGATTCCCATTAAACTTTGATGGAGAATTAGTATCATTCCAAAGAGGTGATGATGCTTCCATAGACTTAGAAGCACTTTTATTGATCTTTGTTAATGGTGTTTTACAAGTTCCAGGTGAAGCATATATCTTTGGGGGAGGAACTAGTTTTATATTTACTGAAGCACCTGACCAATATGATGACGTAGCTATTTTCTTCTACAAAGGAACTAATGGTGTAGATGTTACTTTCACTGATGTTGTTGAAACATTAAAATCTGGTGATGATGTAGAAGTTAATAAGAAGAATTATCTTACTGGAAGTGTTAATCAGGACAGGAGAACAATTAGTGGAATATCAACTTCAGATCAAGTTGAAACTAATTTATACTTTGGTAGAGGTATTGATGAAGATACCCTTAGACCATTAACTTGGTTAAAGCAAAAAGTTGATAAGACTATCAATGGTAGTATTGTTTCTAAATCAAGACCTTCTATTGAACCATTAGTATTCCCTAATGCAAGAATAATTGGCGATCTAACCACTACAGATACAGAAATTTTCTTAGATTCTACTGAATTATTTGATTATGAAAATAAGAATATTGGAGCATTTATAGTTAATGAAAATCAAACATTAACAGGAGCTGCACTTACTGCCAATGTTTCTGCTGGTGGTACTGTTAGTTCTATTACAATTGTTAATGGTGGAAGTGGATTTAGTACTACTACAGTTCCAGTATCACTGTCTGCACCAAGAATAAAGATTGCTGCAGGTGTAGGAACTACTGCTACTGCTACTGCCACAATAACAAATGGATCTATTGCTTCAATCCATATTACAAATCCTGGTCTTGGATATGTTAGTGGACAAGAACCTGAAGTTATTGCTCCTCTTCCAGTGCTTCCTAAAGAAACTGTTACTAATATTGCACCTGCTGCTATTCAAGGGTTCTCTGGAATAGTTACTGGAATATCAACAGCATTTGGAAGTGGTGGTACAGGAACTTTAGCACTTAAGTTTTTCCTTGAGAAAGACTCTGGTGATTTTACAACTTTAGTAAATGGATATCCAATTTATGTTTATAATACTTCAATTGGAACTGGAGTGACATCTATAGATGGAACTGCACCTGGCGGCAATGCTGCAGTTGTGGGAATTGGTACCACATATTTGGATAATATATATTATGTTAGATCTATTAATAGATCTTCAAATAGGGCAGACTTTATTGCAGATGTTGATTCAAATTCAACTAGCATAATAGGTATAGGAACAACTGGCGAAGGATCTGGTAATTTCTCTTGGGGTAGATTATCAGGAATCAGTAGAAGTTCTAATCCAATATCAATTGGAGTAACCTCTAAGACTGTTAACGTAGGATTAACAACCTTCCCAAGAGTCCAAAGAAGGAATGTTGGTATTAGAAATACTGGTGCATTAAATGATCCTGCATAAATTAGTATAAATAAAGAAAAAAAGCTATAGAAAATGGCGGCTATTGTAACAGATCAATTTAGAATTAATAATGCTAGTAATTTTTTGGGGGATGTTAATGACACCTCAAATTCTTATTATGTGTTTGTAGGTTTATCAAATCCAGGTATTACTCTTAGTGGTACAACTCCAGCATTTGGTAGAGCAACTAGTGATAGTGCTTGGAATTCTAGTCCACCAAATCCAACTGATGATATTAATTATTTGAATCATTCTAAAGATACGATGGTCTTTGGTAAAAAGATTAGTACGGATAATATACGAAGAGTTATTAGAAAAGTAAGTTGGGCTAGTGGAACTAGGTATGAAATATATCGTCAGGATTATAGTTCTACTAATCAGTCTCCTGTAACTGATTCTGCTAGATTATATGATGCTAATTATTTTGTAATTAATAAAGATTTTAATGTTTATGTTTGTATTCAAAATGGATCAAGTGGAATTAACACTGAAGGAAATAGATCTCAAAATGAACCAACATTTACAGGATTAGAACCAACCAGAGCATCTGGTGATACTGATGATGGTTATATTTGGAAGTATCTATTTACAGTCGCTCCAAGTGATATTATAAAGTTTGATGCAACTGAATTTGTACCTCTTCCTAATGATTGGTCATCATCTACTAACGCTCAAATAACAGCAGTTAGAGATAATGGTAATTCTGATGTAAATAACAACCAAATTAAAAATGTATACATTGCAGATCAAGGCAATGGATATGCTGGTAGCACTGGTCAAGAATTTAATATTGTTGGTGACGGATCAGGTGGTAAAGTTGTTGTTGATGTTGTTAATACTAAAATAACTAAAACACAAGTTTCTGTAGGTGGTAAAGGATATACTTATGGAATGGTTGATTTAAGTAGTATTTCATCTTCCGCATTAAGTGGAGCTACTCCTGCAAAATTAATTCCAATTATACCACCATCAAAAGGTCATGGGTATGATTTATATAAGGAATTGGGTGCAGATAGAATTTTAGTATATGCTAGATTTGATGATTCTACAAAGGATTTTCCAATTGATACTAGATTTGCTCAAATTGGTATTGTAAAAAATCCAACATCTATTGGATCCACTCAGTTATTTACTGAAAATCAATTTTCTTCAGTATCTTCATTATATTTGGATGATTTTCCATCCGCTACCACTATTAATGTTGGGGATATTATGACCCAAGATATTAAATCTGGTGATACTACAGTGGGTCAAGCAAGAGCATATGTTGTATCGTATGATATTATATCGGAAGATACCCCAAAGATTGCTGTTATAAAGTATTATCAAGATAGATCTTTATATTTCAACCAAGCATCTGGAGATCAAACTGATAGAAGTGGTATTACAGAATTGGGAAATTCTTCAGGAACAATTTATAATTTCCAATCATCTGCTACAGAACTTGTTAAGCAAGAAGGTGGTAGTGGATGGTCTGTTGGAATTAATACAATTTTCTCTGGAATTACTACTAATCCTACTGGAAATAAAATTGTTGAACTAGGTGCTGAATTTACAGATGGCATCGCTAGTTCTGAGATAAATAATGAGTCGGGTGATATAATCTATCTGGATAATAGACCATTAATCAGTAGAGATGCAAGACAAAAAGAAGACATCAAGGTTATCCTGGAATTTTAAAACATGTCATTACAGAAAACTAATTTAGATATAAGTCCATATTATGATGACTTTGATACGGCAGATAATTTTTACAAGGTTTTATTTAGACCAGGAAGACCTGTCCAAGCACGAGAATTAACAACTCTCCAATCAATCCTACAGAATCAAATAGATTCATTTGGAACTCATATATTCAAGGAAGGATCATTAGTCATTCCTGGAAGTGTAGTATATGATGAGAAATATTATTCTGTTAAGTTAGATTCAGAACATCTTGGTCTTCCAGTTTCTTTATATGTTAAAGAATTAAAAGGAAAAGAATTTAAAGGGCAAAATTCTGGAGTAAGAATTTTAGTTAATGATTATAAATTAACATCAGATTCTGATGATATTACAGATCTAACTCTTTTCATTAAGTATTTAAGTGGAGATAATAATAATGTAGATTCGGGGTTAAGTAATGGTGAACCTTTACTTGCTGAAGAAGATATTGTTTATGGAAATACTACTATTAGTAGTGGGGATAGTGTAGCTAATTTAATAGAATCTGATGCAACTGCAGTTGGTAGTGCAGTTAAAATGTCTGCTGGAGTTTATTTTATTAGAGGAACTTTTGTAGATGTTGCTGCAGATACTATAATTCTAGATCCGTATGATAATACTCCAAGTTATAGAGTTGGATTAAATATTTTAGAAACTATTGTTACTGCAAAAGATGATCCACAATTATATGATAATGCTAGGGGATTCTCTAATTATGCTGCTCCAGGTGCAGATAGATTAAAAATTACTACTACACTAGCAAAAAAATCTCTTACAGATTTTAATGATACTAATTTCATTGAAATAATTAAACTTAGAGAAGGTGAATTAAAGAAAGTACAAGATTTTTCAATATATAATGAAATTAATAAGTATTTTGCAGCAAGAACTTATGAAGAATCTGGAAATTATTCATTAGGTAATGCTAGACTTAATGTATTAAATTCCTTAAATGACTTAATAACTAGTGATGGTGTTTATAAATCAAATCAAATTACTGAACAAGGAAATGTTCCAACCGAGGATTTAGGTTGTATTGATATTGATCCTATAACAGCATACGTTAAAGGGTATCGTGTTGTTAGACCAGGTGGTGAAATTTTAGATTTTGACAAACCTAGAGATACCGAATCTGCAGAATCTGCAAAACTTGATTATGAACTCGGTTCTTTAATTAGGGTTGATAATGTAAGTGGAACACCTTTTGTTGGGTTAAATAATTCTACTAATTTAGTTAGATTACAAAGTGATGTAAAACAGGATGGAACAAGTCCTACATCAGCATCTGGCACAGAGATTGGTGTTGCGAGAGTATATTCATTTGGACTTAGAAATACTCCATATCAAAATTCTGCTAGTGAATGGGATTTATATCTATTTGATGTTCAAACATATACTACATTAACAATTGGAGTATCATTAAATGCCAATCAGGCTCCTATTGGTACATTTGTTCGTGGTGTTAGTAGTGATGCTACAGGATACTTACAAGTTGCAGCAAGTGGAACAACTGCTCTTAAATTATCACAAACTTCAGGAACATTTCTTGTTGGAGAAAGAATTTTAATTAATGAAAAAGAAGAATTTAGTAGATCTATTACTGCTGTTAGACAGTATGAAACAAATGATATAAAATCTGTATATCAGGATTCTAGTTCATTTACAGGAATTGCTGCTGATTTTTCTGCTAATACTGTTTTAAGAGAAACTCCTGTTCCAGGATGGTCTGCAAATGCTACAGTTAATGTAAGTTCATCTGGTGTTACTGGTAAATCTATGACTGGTACCATAGTGTCACCAGGAAATATTTTTAATGATATTAAAGTAGGATCAATAGTTAAGTATACAGCAAGTCCTGTTGCAGGTGTTGCATATACTTCACCAAACCTCAATAAAGTTACTGAGGTCTCTCCAGATAAAAAGACATTAACTGTAGCAGGAGTTCCTGAAGTAGTTGGAGTTACAACTGGATTTGTAGGAGTTTCTACAGGAGTTCCTCTTTCTATAGTAAGACCTCAGATAATAGATAATCAAGAGTCTGGTCTTTATTCTGTATTAGATATACCTAATGTTTCTGCGGTTGATTTATCATCTTCAGAATTAGAAATATCTGCTCAAGTATTAAATAAAACTCCATCTAGTGGTTCATTAGTTATTAATGTTACGGATGTAACTGGAATAACTAGTGCATTTTTTAGTAATTTTGATACTCAAAAATATTCAATTAGTTATAGTGATGGAAGTATAGAGAATTTAACAAGTGATCAATTTACTAGACAACAAAATGGTAGTAGAGTTACTTTCAACGGTTTAAGTAATACTGCATGTACCGTTAATGTTACTTTAGAAAAACAATCAATTAAAGATAAACTTAAAGAATTTAATAGAAGTACTCAACTTGTTGTTAATAAATCTTCAGGTATTAGTACTAATATTAGTGGATTAACAACTAGTAATTTCTATGGATTAAGAGTACAAGATAGAGAAATATCTTTGAATGTTCCTGATGTATGTAATGTTGTTTCTGTTCTTGAATCTAAGGATACAACAAGTCCTACATTAGATAAATTGGTTTTTGTTTCTGGACTTGGATTGGATGTAAATTCAGTAGTTGGAGAAAAGGTTACTGGTAGTGAGAGTAATGCTGTTGCTCAAATTGTATCAAGAGATAATGCAACTACAATTGGAATAGCATATTTAAATGCTAATAAATTTATTATTGGAGAAATAGTTACTTTTGACGAATCTAATATTTCTACTACTTTACAAAATGTAACTTTAGGTAATTATTTAAATATAACAAATAGGTATACTTTAGATAAGGGTCAAAGAGAACAGTTTTATGACTATTCACGATTGGTAAGAAAGAGAAATCTTTCAGCACCATCTAGAGAGTTATTAGTAATCTATAATAATTTTACTGTTCCATCTAGTGATACTGGAGATGTATTTACTGCTAATTCATATACTAAAGATAGATACACATATGATATTCCTACTTTAGGTAATGGTGTAAGAGCAACTGATACACTTGATTTTAGACCAAGAGTATCTGAATTTACTGATACAACTAAATCACCATTTGCATTTACAAGTAGAGATTTTAGTGCTAGTGGTGCAACATCAACTTTAGTTGTATCACCTGAAGCTGATTCTACTTTAGGATATAGTTGGTATTTACCAAGAATTGATAAACTAATTCTTACTCCTGGAAAAGATAGAGAAGGTGTATATTCATTAATTAAAGGTGTCCCAAATTTATCACCTAAAGAACCTTTATTAATTGATGATGCAATGCATATTGCAACAGTTCATTTACCTGCATATTTGTATAATCCAAAAGATGCAAAAATATCTCTAATTGATAATAAGAGATATACAATGAGAGATATTGGAAAAATTGATAAGAGAGTAACAAATTTAGAAATAGTTACAAGTTTAACTATGCTCGAACTTGATACTAAGTCTTTACAAGTTAGAGATGCTACTGGTGATAGATTTAAGTCTGGATTCTTTGTAGATGATTTTAAAGATACTCTTAGAATGGATAAATCTAATTTAGATTGTCGAGTTGATATTGATACTACTAAGGATGAAATGGTTGTTCCATTGAATAAGTGGACTAACTCTCCAGAATTGGGTTTAAATCCATCAATCAATTATGGGACTGCAGATTTTAGTACCAATTTAGATTTATTAGATCCAAATGTACAAAAAACTGGTGATCTAATTACATTAAAATATGATGAAGTTTCTTGGATTGAAAATACTTTTGCAAGTAGAATTGAGAATGTTAACCCATTTGAAGTAGTAGTTTTCAATGGTACATTAAAATTAAGTCCATCTACAGATACTTGGGTCAGAACTATAATGATTGAGGAGGCTGTAACTACGCTTGGTGATACGGCAGGAACTACTGTAGATACAGTTTTAACAAGTAGTGTAGCTGAGACATTCATGAGATCTCGAAATGTTGCATTTAATACCTTTGGTTTAATGCCAAATACAAGGTATTATCCATATTTTGCTGGAAGATCTAATA